GCATTCCCGCAACCGAGATTATCCACGGCTTTACGCAAGAGGACGAAGACCAACCGCGCGGCATCCCCGAAGGTTACGCCGGGCTGATGAAGCTGAAAATGATCGACGAACTAGACCGGGCAGAGTTGACAGCGGCGCGTGAGGACGCCTGTTCAACGCGGTCTTATGAAGCAGATCGGGCGGCGGACATGGACGCCTTTTCAGACCTGACGCAGCCGGATAACTCCGACGCTGCACAGGCACTTATGGCCGAGAAAGAGCCGGGCCAATCCATGATTCTTCCGCCCGGTTGGCGTGAGAAGGTGAACACCCCGCAGCATCCGAACCGTGAGCACGCGCCGTTTAAGGCCGGGATGTTAAAAGACGTGGCGAGCGCGTTCGGTGTGGAGTATTCCAACTACACAAACAACTGGAGCGGGGTATCCTTTTCAAGCGTGCGCGTCGGGACAATCAGCGAGCGTGACGGGTACATTGTACAGCAAAACGACTTTATCAGCCAATGCAAGACGCCGCAATTCCTCGCATGGTTGCGGTCTTTCCTGTCACTATCCGTTTCCGGGCAGCTTCCGATTGCCAAGTTCGACAAGTTCGCAGAGCACGAATGGCGCGGGCGTCGATGGATGTGGGTTGACCCAATGAAGGATATGGCGGCGGCGGTTATCGCGGTCGAACGCAAGTGGAAAACGAATACGCAAGTCGCGTCCGACATGGGCGCGGATTACGCCGATAATGTTGAAACGTCCAAGCGCGAGCAGTTGCTTGTTGCCGGTGACAGCAAGGAAAACGTGCCGTCACTCAACGGCGCACAGATCACGGCGGCGACAATAATCATGCAGAGCTACGCAGCCGGAGAGATTGGCCCGGAGGCGGCAACCGCGCTGTTGACCGCGTCCGGCGTTCCGGCCGACGCCGCGCAAAACATGGTATCAAAACAGATCGTAAAGGAGGCAGACGATGAAGACGAAGACCCCGCAACAGACAAGTGAAAAGACCGAAGCGCCCGACTTGATGATCCGGGCTGCAACGGTTGACATCCGGGCCGCAGAAGGCGACGCGCCCGCACAGGTGCGAATGTCGGTTTCCAGTGACGCGCCGGTGTTGACAACGGTCTACGTCAATGACCAGTGGCAGCGGGCATATGAGATTCTCGACCACGCGCCCGGCAGCGTTGACATGAGCCGCTGCAAGGACGGGCTCGTTGTGCTTGACCGGCACTACGGCGACCAGATCGGTTTGATGCGCGTGGAGATCGACGGCAACAAGCTCGGCGGGCCTGTCGAGTTTTGCAGCGGTCAGCGAGCGCAAGACATTTCAAAGGACGCGGCAAAAGGACTCCGGCGCAATGTATCGGTTGGCTACCTGGTACGCGCCGGAGCATATCGCATCGAAGGTGACAAGGATGGTGTCCCGGTGGTACGGGCGCTATCCTGGACGCCATACGAAGCGAGCTTTGAGCCGGTGCCTGCGGATACAACGGTCGGCGTAAACCGCGCCGCCACTCACACACAAGCGGCTGTTAATACAGCCAAGGAGAAACACATGGAAGCAAAAGACATGGCCGCTCTTTTTGAGCGTGCTGCGAAGTTTGGTATCGGCGCGGACAAGGTTTCGGAGCTGGTTGCGGACGGCAAGGGCCGGGCCGAGTTGGATGCGATGATCGTTGACAAGCAGGCGGACGACCTCGCCAGCGAGCGCAAGACCATTGTGGAGTTCAAGAGCCACAAGCCGGATCGTGCCGAGGCTGGAACCCCGCCCGCAGTCGGCTCGGCTGAAATCGGACTGACCCCGGCGCAGGCGCGGTCGTACAGCATGATTCGTGCGATTCAGGGCCAGATTCCGAACTCCGGTGTGGACGCCGGTTTCGAGCGTGAATGCTCGCAGGAAGTCGCCAAGAAGCTCGGTCGCGCGGCTCGCGGTTTCTTTGTCCCTTATGATGTGCAGGTCGCCAAGCGCGATTTGCAGATTGCCGGGGCCGGAACCGGATCGAAGTTTGTTGCCACGAACCTGCTCGCCGGTGACTTCATCACCGCGCTGCGGGCAAACATGGCGCTTCCCAAGCTGGGCGTGCGCGTGCTGTCCGGGCTGGTCAGTGACATCGCCATTCCGAAGGGCGCGGCGGTTACGGCAACGTGGGGCATCGAGACGGATGACGCCGCCGAAGTGACTCCGGTGCTGTCGCAGGTCACTGGCACGCCGAAGACGGTCAAGGCCCGGACGAATATCAGCCGCAAGCTGATTATGCAGTCCAGTCTGGACGTTGAAGCGTTTGTCCAGAACGAGCTTGCGGTTGCGCTGGCCGTTGCGATTGACAAGGCGGCGTTCAACGGCGCGGGAACCTCCGAGCCGACTGGCCTTCTGACCGGCCCGATCAGCACGGACGTTGCTGTCACCGCTGGCACGCCGACCTATGCCGAGATGTGCAACCTCGTCGCCACGGTGACGGGGAAGAACGTCAATCTTGACATGCTGAAGTTCGCAGTGACGAACGAGGTGTTCTGGAAGTTGGCTGCGACGGCGACCAGCACGAACGGGCCGCTGTTCATTGCCGACATCCTGTCCGGAAAGATCATGGGCCGCGAGACGGTGGTTTCCGAAAACGTGACCGCGAACTACGGCTTCATCGGCGACTGGTCGCAGATGATCCTCGGTATGTGGGGTAACGGCCTCGACATCCTGGTTGACCCTTACAGCGGCAGCAGCAGCGGGCTGGTGAAGATCGTCAGCTTCATGGACGCCGACATCATGGTTGCGCAGGCGGACGCCTTCGCACACGCCGACATCACGTCGTAGTCGGTGGCTCACAAATGACGCCGACCGGGCCTGAAAAACCCGGTCGGCTCACACAGCAAAAGGAGATGACAAAATGAAGAAGCTGGTTATTGTTGCGGCAGTGATTGCCGGGTTTGCGTTCACGGCGAGCGCGGGCCTTGACGTGTACGACTCCGTGACCGTCAACACCCTCGGCAATCCGCTGATTGTGGCGGCTGGCGCGGTTCAGACGAACGCGGCGGTTGACGTTGCGACGGCCAAGGGCATCGGCAACCTGATTGTGTTTATCGGCTCGGCCTCGACAAACGGCGCGGCCTATACGAACACGGTCACGCTGGAGCACAGCACAGCTGCGTCAACCGGGTACTACACCGTCACGAACGGAACCGGAACGGCTATGACGTGGGCCACGTCCGGGTATCTTGGAACCGGCGTGACGCACTCGGTCAAGCTCGAAGCCGAAATGCTGAAGCGGTACGTTCGCCTGAAAAGCTCGCCCGTGAATGACGGCGGCACTTTCGGCGGCGTGTTGCTGTTCTCGAAGTAGGAATGGAAGCGAATGTCCGACATCGGAGTAACGGCCTTCAATGCGATATACGGCGCGATGCCAGAGGCGCGGGCGACCGCAACCTTTGGCCGCACGGTAGTCGCTCGTTGCCTTTGCGCCGGTGTCGGGCAGACCCGCAACCCTACAGAGATAGGGGCGGGCATTGAGTACGATGTGAGTTTGCGCATCGTGGCGACGGATGACCCAACAAGCGGATCGAAGCTACGCGACACCGTGAAGGTGACGGCATACGGACAGACGGCGGCAACGTCTTACAGAATCAGAGGCAAGCGGGCAATCGGCGGCATCATCAATTTCTCTTTGGAGTATCAGCATGGCCAGTAGCGCGTCCATGAGCATTGACTTTGACAAGGGCGACATGCGTCGGCTTGTCGAGACGATGGCGCGTGCGCGGCGCGAGCTTGGGGTCACACTCCCCCATTCTGTCAACATGGCAAGCCGTGCTATTTTGGGAAGCCTGGCGCAATCGACAAAGGTATCGGAGAAGTACCGGACATTCAAGGACACCGGAGAGCGGTCTCGCTCTGGCATGAACAAGCGGTATGAAGTCTGGACTCGGTATGCCACCCCAAAGCGCAAAGGCAAGGCCACCCGCGCGTCCGGCCGCGGGCCGTGGCGTTGGCAGGCAGTATGGGCGAAGGGCGTGCAAGAATTGAAGAGGCGCCCTGCAATGCGCATCGTCATGCGCGGTGTGGCAAAGGCATCTTTCGGGCAGGCGATGAAAAAAGGCAATTTCGGTTTTCCGGCATCGGCTATGGCAAAAGGGTTGGAAGCGAAGTACAAGCGCATCATGCTAAAGGCGGCGCATAGGTGGGTTGATGTGACGCGCCGGTTAAGCGGCGATAACCCATCCTTCCGTATGGATAACAAAATGCATCACATCATGGAAGCATTGCAAAACGGGCCACAGACGGTTGATAGCGCAATAGGCAGGGCGGCGGACGGCATGACAAAGAACATCGACCGGCAACTTGCAAAGCGAGGGTTTACGTGAACGCACCGAGAATCATAGAGTTGGGACTTGCGGCGGTGCTCCTGGAGCATGGCGAGTTGGGCGCGGAAACGTCCGTGCGTCCGTGGCGTTCGCTGGCATCGACAAAGACCGATCAAAGCCGCGTGCTTCCGTGCGTGGACATCCGTTTTGCATCCTCGCAGCACAATGAGGATCAGGCAACGCAGACATGCGCCGGTACAGTGGAGATAAGAACGAACGCGGCAGATGATGCGGATCATGCAATCGCTGCGGCGATGGAAGAGAGCGTGCGCGATACGCTGGAAAATCTGTACGATCAAGCGAAGGTGTCGATCGGCGCAGAGTATCAGACTTTCATCGAGAAGGCCGCAGAGGAATCAGGCGACCTGTTTATTTTGGGCGGCTTCACTTTCGACGGCGGCATGACACCTTTCGACGATGACGATCAGAATGTTTTGGCAATCTCAATCACCGTCCACTTTGCCAAGTCGGGCGGCTAACAACACAAGGGAGATGACATGGCAAATCAATACGGAGCATTGACCGATCATTTCGGTCTTATCGGGGCGACGGGAGCACTGTATCAGAAGGCGGTGCTCGTTGCGGCGTCCAGTACGCCGGTTGCAAAATCGGTAAACCGGGCGCAGGACTTGAACGGCGATAACGCGGCGGAAGCTGCGGCTGGCCAGACGGCGGCGGGGACGCTTGCCGAGGTATCTTGCACGTATGCGCTTGACCAAGCGACGGTCAACCTCAACACGTTGGAGCTCGGCGAGCTTGTTGCTGGCACGATTGCCCGCACGCTGACGGCTGTCACGTCTAACGGCGCATGGCCGCAGATCACTGTGACCGGCCTATTCAACGCGCTGACGGTTGTCGCGCCGACCGGCAAGCTGAACAAGTTCAGTATCACCGATTCTATCACGCTGACCAATGCCAAGCGTGCGCAGGTTTTGGACTTCACCGTGGACGCCGCTTGCCGGTTGACAGGATCAACGTACACCGCGAGCATCGAGACCGCAGAACAGGCGAACGGCGTCGGCGTCATTGTGGCGCATGGTTTGAGCGGCGGCGTGGTAACGCAATCATGCGAGCTTGTGGCGATTACGGACGTGGCGGCCTGGACGCCTGGCGGGACGTGGATTGAGACGCAGGCACCCGGCGCGGGCGAACCGCAGGCCGGTTGGCATACCACAAGCGCGGCGGCAGAGAAGCTGCTTGCGCGTGACGCGGCGGCGTAAAGACGTGAGACCATGCGCACAACCCTGTCAGAAGCGGCACGGGCCGAAATAGACACTCTACGGGCGGACGGGATAGACCTGACGCCCGAAGAGGTTGTCGAGCTTAACGCTATCGGGTGGGAGATTGAGACGCCGGAAATACGGAGGGAGCTATCCAGAGGCACGCCGGTTACTGTGGGCGGCGCTACGCTGCGTCCGCTGACACTGGCGGGGTGGGCGTGGTTCGAGAGGGTAGGTGATACGGGGTCAGATCAGGACGCCGCCTTGGGGTACGCAATGGCCTTTGGTGGCGATCCAGCAATAGACACGGCATCGATGGCGGATGTGGACAAGTGGAAGGATGGACTGACCTGCACACCCCGCGAGCTTACGTGCGCCATTGCGGAGGTTATCGCAAACGAACGCGGGCTTGAACTCCCGCCGGCAAAGGTGAACGATACCACGCCGGCCGACATCGTGGCGTCCGTTATGGCCGAATGCGGCGGCACGCCTGACGTATGGGAAAGGCACGTCCGCATCGGCTATCTGACGGAGTTGCTTGCGGCGGTCGGTCGGTCGCGCGGCGGGGAGTCCAGCGGGCCTTCGCCGAATGACCCGCGCGTGAAGGCGACGGCGGCTATAATGTGGTGCGCTGAAAAGATTCGCAGAAGCAGGAAGGAAACCAATGGCCGATAAAAAACTAACGCTTATCGTTCAGGCGAAAAACATGGTGGCGCAAGGGCTGTCCGCAGCCGGAAGCGCGATCAGTTCTTTCGCTTCCCGTGCGGCGTCTGCGTTCGGTACGGTTGCCAAGTGGTTTGGTATTCTCGGCAGTGCGCTCGGCGGCTTTTCGGTGGTCAAGGCGGTCGGAGCTTTCATGGATGCGGAGAAGGCGTCCAACGACTTGCGGCAGGCGTTGAAGCTGAACGGCGATTCGGTTGACCAGTACCTCGGCAAGCTGTCCAAGGTTGCGAGCGAATTGCAGAAGGCGACCGGATATGACGAAGAGCAGTTAAAGACCGGCATGGCCGCAATGCGTATGTACGGCATGCGGGCCGACAAGCTAGAGGAAGCCGCAAAAGGACTTGTTGCTTTGACCCGCGCTGGAATGAGCCAAGAACAGGCCGAGAAGGCGCTTGTAGCCGCGTCCGAAGGGAACTTCCAAGCATTGACGAAGTTTATCCCGTTACTGCGGACGGCAAACAGCGAAACTGAAAAAGCGGCAATCGTCAATCAATTCCTTAATTCGCAATTCGCAGCGGCAAAGGGCGATGTTGGCACGCTGGCCGGATCGTGGCGCAACATGCGCGTCTGGATTGGCGAGGCGATGGAGTCCATCGGAGAGCTTATCAGCAAGGGGCTCGACCTTCCCGCGCTGTTCGGGCGTGTGGCGTCTGCGGCGCGGAAAGTCAGCGAGGCGATTGGCGAGTGGATCAAAGGGCCGCAGTTTGAACAGTTGAAGGAAACGCTATCCGGCATCGTGGCGGCTATGGAGCAAGGCGGCACTACGCGGACGGAAATGTTTTCTGCGCTTGGCAATGTGATAGTATCGGCGTTCAAAGACGGGGCTTCAGTTGTTGCAGAAGCCATTAAAAACGCTTTCAAAGATACGATTGTCGGGCGCATCGGAGGCGCGGCAGCGGCAGCGAACCGCGCACGCGGCGAAATGCTTACGCGGGCTGGTGTCATTGCTGGCGGCGGGTCGATTGCAGAAGCAAACGCGCAAGTACGAAAAGAGCGGGAAGAGGATTCGGCTGGCCTTATAAAGCGAGAGCTTCCTGGCGCACTTGCAGAAGTGGCGAGACTGGGCGCACAAGCGGAAGCCAAACGCGGATCGAGCGCAACCGATCAATTTGAGCGAACGGCTGCGGAGGCTCGCAGGACCGCAGAAGAGACTGCAAATCGCACAGGCATGAATCTAGCGCAAGGCCCGGAACTCGCACCCGGAAACGAGACGCCGGAGCAGGCTGAAAAGCGGATAGAGGCTTTGAAGAAGGCGCGTGAGGACGCAGCGCGGAAGATTGCAGAGAACGCCGCAAAGCTGGGCGACCTGGACAAGCGTAATCATGACGCCGCGATGCAACAGATCGAAGACGAACGCACCGCACGGATGGACGCACTCAAAAAAGAGATTGCACAAAAACAGGAGATTGCTCAAAAGACCGTCCGAGAGTTTGTGGCGCAGAAGAAGCAGGAGCGTGACGCCGCAAAGAAAAAGGCGAAAGAAGACAAGGAAGATGAGCAACGCGCCAGGCAGATCATGGCGCAGGAACAGAGACTGCGCAGGCTACATGGCGGCGGGAAACTGAACCAATCCGATGCGGACTTTATCGCGGCGTTCAGGCAGCGCGGCGGGGCGGTCAAGGATGTGGCGGCAGCCCAGGCGAAACTTGCTAAAGAGGAACAGGCACATCTTCAAGCCGATCAAGCGAAGCGTGACCAAGTACAGATCGACATTAAGGCAGCAATCCAGAATGTCGAGAAGCAACAGGAAAAACTTTTGGCAATGGGCTAAACAGGAGGGACACGATGAAACGGACAATCTGCATCATGGCGATTCTTACGGCTGGCGCGGCGGCATACGCCACGAATTTACTCGTTGTCAACACTGGCACGAACAGTGCGACGTACTACCTCTATATCGCCGGTAACGAATAGGAGCGCAGCATGGCACTCCAGAGCACATTAACCGACCCGGATTACACCGAGACGCACAAAGACCCGAAGCGCACGCCGCGCTATAACGTGGCAGGCGACGGGACTTGGACGCTTGCCGGGTACGTGGTTACGACTAGCACGCAATCGCGTTCAATCTGGACGGCGGCGACAAAAGAGGCGTGCGACCTTTACGCCTCTACGTACACGGCTCCAGAGGGTGCGGCGGCATCAATCAATATCACTCCGCAGAATATCGTTATCGGCTCTTGGCAACTTGAAATCACGGTCACGCAAGATGTGGTTACATGGGAGGCTGTGACGGCGTAATGGGTAGATTCTTTCCAAAGGCTTTGCAATCGGGTATGCCGATAAGCACGCGCGGCCTTGCGAAAGGTTTGCAGGGCATCGCGTATGCGTTTGAATGGATGGAGATTGACGGCGGGTATATCACCTGGTCGGGGTCAAATGTGCCGACGCTGCATATTGACCTGTCGGCAAGCGCAGACGGGCCCGACGGATTTTTCGGCGGTCTGACTTCGATGGCGTCACCGACGCACGTACTCGGCCGCAAGCCGGTTGACGCGCTGGACTTGACAAAGGGGTATGTGTACGGCTGGTGTGAGACGGTGACGCACGCGAGCCAGCACCCGGAGGCGGAATGAGTGCAGGGAAAGTAATGTTGGGGCCGGACGGTAATCCGCTTTTGAGCGCGGACGGGAAGATCGTGCTTGCGGATGACCTTTATCCGATTTCGTTGGCTCATACGTATGACCCATTTTTTAGACGAGTAGACTATGTGTATCCTGGTTGCGCGATAACGGAACAGTGGAATGTAGACTTCGGAGCATCCATGTCCAACGAGCTTCAAGCATACTACATTGTGAATTCTGAACAAAGCACGGGCGTAAACTGCGCCGCTAGATATAATATTTCGGAAAACACGATTGACTGGGCACGTGTTGCAAAGGTGGAAGTATTTGGGACTTTATTCGCTACGGCTTGGATTGCGTGGCCGGAGGGTTTGACTTGCAAAATTACCCAATCAAAAAACAATAACCCAATACCAAACGGGTCTACAGTAAAAGACTCTTGGGATACGGCGGCGACCTTTACGGCGGCGGGCGTATATCCTGTCAAGGTTTCGTGGGATGTAAACGGAGTCGAGCCGACAAGTCTTGAGATTGCGCTAATGTTTGACGCCGATACATGCGCTCTTGAGTCAGACCTGTATGTGCAATACAACCCTTCTGGGGTAGGAGTCCGCATCGTCTACAACCTCGCCACCGCTTAACGAATTGACAACCCGAAAGGAACCTGCTACATGAACACCATGCAACGCAACGCCCGAACGCTAACGGCCATTCTCGCCCTTGTCACCGGGGCCGCTACCCTCACAAGGGCCGCGCCCGCAGACGACCGCAACTGGGCGACGCGCAT